GTTACTCTATAAAAGCGACGGGATTATATGCACATGTAACTATCAAAGTTTCACGCTAGGTGGACCTTACCAAGGGGTGATAAACCATGGTAAGTCTCAAACAACTTTATTTCAATGGAAGTTATAAAGAGTCAAAATAAGATAAACCATAAATTCTTATTTCTAAAAGGTCAATTGATATATAGACACCCATATATCAGGGGTGTGTTTTAACGAACATCTAAACGTCATGTATTTTTAAAAACTAGGACATGAAAAACTAGTAGTTTTATAACTAAACTTGAGCAACGGTGACATTCACCATTGGAGGAACACTTAAGAACGATCCAAAGTTTCCATCATCTGATAAAGAACGATAAACAGCTGCTTCCGAATTACCTTTTGGTATTGTAGAACGCGTTACCATAATATGTGGAGCCATTCCTGTACCTGTTGAGGCATAAGGACGAATAACGTTAGTAGAACAATCGCTGTTTAGTCTACTATGAAAACGATGATATTGAGGAACTTGGATTTCACCGGAATATCCTGATCTATAATACATTGTAGGCATATTATTTCTATCTGTAGCATTTGAAGTACCACTTCCATTTAAAGCAGACCAATCAAGGCCACTATTATACAATGAAGGAGGAGTTACAATACGAGTATCAATAAAAACATACACAGGAGCAGTAGCAGTAACTGCCACATTATCAACATATTTCAAACGAACACCACCTCTAGCGTAAACATAACATGAAGCTATTCTAGCATAAAGATCACTAGAAATAATAGGAGCAGTATTAACAGCTCCAGCAACAGTGCCTGTATTTATAGCAAAAGGTAAAATATTCAAATAACTATTAATAGTAGGAGTTCCTACGAATGCCAACTGATGAGGTAATTTAAGAAGAGCTCTAAAAGAAGATATCTTCTCACCTATACAATGTAAAGCATTTAAAGAGTTATCTGATTGAATTAACGAAGATCCAATGGTTGAATTTAAATTAGCACAAACTGTAGAACCTTGCTCTATACTGCCAAAAGTATTACCAGATTGCGGTACAATGCCTGAAAAATAATTGAGCAAACATTGTTTTGGCACTGCAAATTCAATATCTGGACCAGCACTTTTCTCAAGGATAATTGTAACTGCTTGAGAAACAGTAGACGGAGCCACAAGAGGATCCAAAACCCTTATTGAAAAAGTACCTATACCAGATTCACTAAAATCACCACAAAGTTTATATGGAGAATCGGAAATAAAAGGTACCACAAAAGTAAACTCATTAGCTTCTCTAATATCAATCACTTGACGATGAATATATGGTGAAGAAGCTAAAGTTGGAGCAACAGTTCCCACAATATTTGGATTGTTGGGATTAAACGTTATTGAAAGACGACCACTATGAAATTCAGTTTTTACAAACTTAAATTTGTATACCATTGAACCTCTCCAATAATTGAAATGTTGAGCTATCAATTGTAAAGGAGATAAATGTAACACTGTAGCAGTATTAGCAGTAGTCGTAAAAATATCAACAGACGGAGATACATTCTTTGCAAGAAGAAGAAAATCTACAGGATGTGTTGCAGCAACGGTCCAACTAATATTAGTAGTGTAGACTGGAATAGTAGATAGAAATTGAAAACTCATTTCATCCACATCAGTACCTGAAAAACCATTGGCTATCCCAACACTATTTTCATATGAAAGAGATAATGGAAAAGATTCATCCGGCCCATCGGTATTTGCGATATAAGGCAAGTAATTTTGTGTAACTCTTGTTGAAGGAGCTAAAACTACTGGCTTAGACCAACCAAAAACTTTTGCGGCTGAAGCTCCAATATCTGCAAACCAAGATACACCAGAAGCATAAGAACTTATTAATGGTATATTTGATAATATCGAGGATGCATCTCTAACTTTAATTAAAGCTGAAGAAATAGGACCAGCATTCATTGAATCTTGTTCTATTTCTGTATCACTCTTCCTAAATTTCTTTGTTGAAACAAGTCTACCAGATTGAGGAACAGCGGCTGAAATTAATTGTACATCTTCCAAATGCATAAAGAGCGTATAGGAAGCTGTTAAATTACCAGTGGCAGCAGCTAAAGCAGAGTACGGAGCTATATAAATATAACCCAAACCACCATAAGTATTTGTAGGTGCTGCAGTAGCAGCTATTGGATAGAAGTTAAGAACACTATTAAAAGGTATTTTAATAGTAACTTCAGTATCACAACACAAATCCAACTCAGCATGAGGAAGAGTTGTTCTTTGAACCAATGTATTCTTATGATCATTAGCCCAAGTGGTTGATTTCCCGGAAAACGTATCAGCACCTCCCATTGGGAGATAAATCAACATATACCTACCTTGTTGAAATCTATTAGCATTAACCACTAATCTAAAAACCATAGTTGCTCTAATACCTAAATAACCATCCAACTTCCTAGCCCAAATTTGGCTCATGAAGGGAGTATTGGGTACAGAAATACCTCCGAATGTTTCTGGATCCCCTGGAGCAAAGACACCACTCTGAATAGAAATGGGCTTAGCAAGGAAACTTTTAACATCCTGATTTATAGAATCAGAAGAAGAGTCATGTACTAATCTATCAATTTGAGTTGGAAGTATTTTCTCTGCAGAAACTACATTCTTATCAGACACAAATTGTGTGGTCGAGCTTGATTCAATCAAGCCTGATCCGTCTATATCCTGATTAGGATACAGATTTGCACCACCAGATGGTGCAATACTGCCTTGGGAAACGGTGGCAGGTCCGTTATTATTTTGATTTGAAGCAAGTGTAATATTTAAGTATTCAGGCACACTCAAGCCCAATAACCGTACCAAAGTTCTCTGACTATGTGGAGAACGTCCACGTTGCGTCTGAATAGTAAACCTAAATAGGTAACAACTTCAAGTATCTAAAGCCTTAGTGATTTTTAGAATTTGGGTTTTATTATCACACGGGTGTCCAGAAGATACAGTAATCATTTCTTATTGAAATAAAAAGTCAAGGTTCCTTTCCTAAGCAAGCAATTAAAATAACTGATATACACATTGCAAAATGTATACAAGTAAGGATAAAATAATTAGAAGAATGCAATAGTACCCAAAACTTGAGCTCTACGATCTTCAAAATCTTTATAAAGAGGTTCCTTAGTGTTCAAAAACGGATACTTTAACTTGAACTCCTTTATGAGTTTAGAACTATATTCATCAAAAATTTCTTTTGGATGAAGAGATAATTCTTTAATAGCAGTAATAACATTATCTGCCACTACACTCTCCTTATTTTGTTTAGTCGTCCAATCCACCATTCTTCTAATAGAAGTCAGGCGAAGAGGAGCAATATACAAATTCTCAGTCATATCAAAATCGAAACGTCTTTTCAGAAACTCAATTTCACTTAAGTGTCTTAAAGCTACATTTTCACCAGATTTAACTTCATTTGTATAAACCATCCCGAGTTCTAAAGAATATTTAGAACAGGTAACATCATTAAATATATCCTTATACTCATCTGTAACAGAACCAGCGATATCATCACCTTGTGTTATAGTATAAGTATTCTGACGATACAATATTAGGGCATCACTTGTTTTAATATTTCTATTATCAAACAAAGTTCTACACCAATTATATCTATCTATAATCAAATTATAGATAGTATTAATTATGATAGTAAAAGCATGACCACTAGGTAATCCACTAAACCATTCATAAATTACACCGTCAATAATATGCTTAGAGTTATAAACTTCCATCCAAAGAATTGAACGGACTCTAGCACTTTCAGGTCCATCATTGTACCAACGATTAATTTCATCAAGCATCATAAGATGTATTACAGGCTTTTGACTTCCATCATACTTCTCAAAATCTCCTGCACGGATATTATTGATACTCTTTTCAATTAAGCGTAAAGCAATTGTATTCCATTCCGAAGAATAAGCATTAGCTCCAATAGCAGAACCATTGGATATCCTATTCTTCATATACCACAAAGCAAAAGCTCCAAAGTATTGCCTAAAGGCTACTAAATAAGTAAATTCACTTCCCGAAAACAATCTAGTAGAACCAGCTAAGACTTTTGCATCTTCTCTAAGTTCAACTTTCAAATTATCAACACTCACGTGAAACATACGCACATTATTTTTAGCTTTATCAATGATAACATTTACTTTATCATAGACAACATCATATGCAGCTTTCCATTCGACTGTATATTGATCATATAAAAACAATTCTTTCTTTATATCTTTAACTCCAACACAACTCCAAGGCCAGCCCGAGGAGGAAGAGGATTTAATAGAACCAAAATCGGAATCGTTTTCCAAACCATATATAGCTTCATAAGTAGTATATAAACGTCTATCGACATTATACACTTCCGACCAATCACAAAAATCAAAGTAATCAGTGCAACATTTATGCACTAATTTGTGATCAAACAAAATATCTGGCTTACAGTATTTCATTTGAGCATTTAACAACGGGTCTATCAAAGTTCCTTCTTGCATAAAAGGAGCAAGAGCAGCAGGACTAAGACCATTAGGACCAAGACAATCATACATTTTAGTAGGAATAATATCAGTTTCCAAGTTACGAGTTTTAACTAATTTAGTGCGACCTAAGATTTCAAATCTAACAGGACGCTCTAAATCACTCGATTGAGGAACTAACAAATTTGGCATTTCACTTTCCACTTGTGGTTCACACAATTGTAAATCCTCAAAAATTTCTTCCTGAGTAACAACTGCTGCAAAACCACTACCATAATGTGTATGTCCAGCAACATGTATTCCAAAAATCTTTTCTTTTTGAGAAGGATTCAATACACACATTAAGGAACCACAATCACCTGCTTTCGTTGGGAGGTCGTAACAAAACAACTCTTCAACAGTATAAGGCGTGCCAACATGCTTTTCTGTAAAAGCAATGGGATCACCAAAAGCAGAACCACGACCAATATAAAAACCCTGTGTATTAGTAACATTAGCAAGAACTATTTCCAAATTAAATTGGTTTAATTCCAATTGCTTACGTTTACAAAAGTACTTAATAATATTGGTACGCTCAGGCATACGTTTAGGAAATTCAATTAAAATCATATCTTTACGTAACAAACAACCAGCTTTTGCACCTTCAAAAATTTCTTTGAGAGTGAACAAAAGACCAGGATCATTCTTATCACTACCATGACTCAACCTAATAGGTCTATCAATACGCTTAGGATCACGTTGTACACCCATAGATAATTTCTCAAGAAAATGATAATTAGCTATAGCAACACGACCAGTTAAAAACGTAATCGAACCTATGGTATTCCAAGTGTCCAAATCAGATAAAGACTGAAATTTAAAACAATTCTTACGAACTAAAGATTCAATAAGAGCCATGCCAGAAGAATCTTCACCAAATTGAGGTTGAACATTCGCTATAAAATCTTTCATAGCATGCGGATCTCTAACAAAATGCTTCGCTTTATGACTACGCATTTTTTGACTAAAACCAAAAGATTGTGGTGCTGGCTTACCAGTCCACCAATTATAAATCCATTTAACAAATATGGTAAATATACCACAATGAACAATAAGACTTAACACACTAATGATTGAAGGAGCGTTAACAATTAAATAAGATTTAACATATTGCCAGCTAGGAATAAGATCCAAAAATTTGTCAACATATTTCTTAACACTCTCCTTAACTCTAACAGTAATTCTTTTCCTTGGTTCAGGTACAAACTGATTAGGTTGATATTCTTTACGTTTTAGTATATCAACAACGAGTTGATGATATCCAATATTATCTAAAAGAACGTCAACTACATCATCAGAATGTGAAAAAAATCGATCTACAGAAACTAAATCAAAAAGTTTCTGAGTATATGCAGTATCCAAACACAACAATTTTTCAATCTCTCTACGTTGACTGACGGTAGCTAGCAAGCTATCAATGAATCTATCATCGTCTTCATCAGAATCTGTATCTTTATCCGGATCATAACTATAATCATCGGGTAAAACAAATTCTTCGACTTCAGTCTCATAAATTGCAGAATACTTTTGTACTAATTTCCTAAAATTTTCTCTATGTAAAGCAAACTGCTTGCGTTTAACAAACTCAAGAGCTTTAACTTCACGAACCAATTGATCAAAATGTATAACATCGCCATACTGACCAGTAACCAGATCATAACGATGATATTCTAAATGTTCGGGTCTAAGATCAGAAGTTTCTAAATCTTTCAATTCAGGAAAATCTAAACCCTTAATGATAGATTTAGGCAATTTATTGTAATCAATATTCCTATGCCATAAATCTTTGTCTTTATCTTCATCACGAGTATAAGCAAGTTTGGGAACAACTACAAAACTCATATTTTTAAATCGACGTTTTAAGGCCAATTCGGAAACAATAGCATTTGAAGTTAAACTTTGTTGATTGGTAGTAGCAATCACAAATTTAGGTCTAAGGTAAACATTACCCTTATTTTCCAAATGAGCCATATGAGCATTATATTCTTCAGAATTAATAATTCTAATAATTTCCATAGCTTCACAAGCAGGAGAGCCAGCGGCATCTCTAGCTTGCAATAAATCATCATAAAAAATAAGTTTAGCTTTATTAGTTAAACCATCAAAGAAAACACTTTCTTGCTTTCTGGAGTAAATATACATTCCAGGATTAATTTCAAACTCTTCTCTTTCTATCGGGTCCAAAACATCAGGAACAACAGAGTAAGATAAATACATAGCTGCAACAGATTTGGCAGTACCAGGACCACCAGCTAACAAAACGGGAACAGGTTCTTGACGCATACCTTTTAAAGTAACATCAGCACGCTCCAGCTCTACTAAGATTTTACGAAGACTATTACAATCTTCATGAATCAATCTTAAAGTAGCATCCGTAAACTTATCTCTTGGTATAGACCTAAGCATTTGCTTACCTACATCCAAAATACAAGCTACATGTGAATAAGTAGCTTCAGTTGCATCCAAAGTACCTCTATTAAACTTAAAAGCCAATAAACGCACATCATCGGAAAACATATCAATTTCTTTGGAACAAGAATCAATAAATTTAATAGAAGGTAAATTTAAAAATGAATTTCTAAAATAATTAACAACTTGTTCAATAAACTTAATTATCAACTTTGCCACTTCTATCATACCTAATTTAGCCCTACCAAAATCTTTGGCAAAATTGAGAACTAAAGTGGCGGTCGAAACCTTAGAGTTCATGCCTACCGCTCCAATCAAGGCAGTAGCAATAATTGAACCAACTACTTCTAAATTGGAATCTGAAAATTGGGGTACTATTTCATCCATATCAAAACTCGGACATTCTGGAATCTTGTCATGCAAATTCAAATAAAGTTTAAACAAATAAACCATTTGATCAGGAACTTTTATAATAAAATATATAGCACATGCAATAAAAAAGGCAAAGGAAGGCCAATTACGCGCATGTGCATACCAAGCTGATGCAATAGTAACTAATATAGTGGGACTAATATTGCCCAAACCAGACAGAATATCGGAGGTAGACTGTAGCATTTCACTTCCGATTCCTGACATAAAAGGCACTTTATCTTCAAAGCTTTTAAAAGCATTTAAAAATTGTTGCCTTTCATTGGTATCAGGTAATTTTTCACCAATAGTTTCTAAAACATCAGGTAAATGATCACTTAACTTCTTTAATCCAATAGGATCAAATGAAAGAAGAGAAGCGAATGGATTGAAACCTTGCGGTTCCAATTGAGAAGACCCAAACGGATCTTCAATTGATTGGGGTTCTAAATCCCAAAAACGATTTTTCTTACTATATGACTTTGAAAAACCGTCATTAAAATTTCGAACCATCTTATCTTTAAAATCTGCATCAATTTTGGCTAAAACAGGATTAATTTGCTTTGCCATATTATCAAGATTACGCTTATAAGATAGGAACTCTAAATCACTTAAGGTTCTCTTCTTATAAAAATACGTATTAACATCACTTTGATCGAAAAACAAATATTTTTCAAACAATTTATGCTTAGTGATAGACTCTGGGCCATTGTCACTAGCTTTATCAACATTACGGTGGTTATTTAATTGTTCCATTTTAAAGAAGGTAAGGGGTTGTATCCAGTATACGCAGGGTGCGGTGAATTTATACTCTTCATACTAGAGTTAGCCTACTAAAACTAAAAAAAAAACAACATCACAGTAAACTGATGTTGTACCTCCTAACTATAAATCTTACTATATTCGCTACGAACATAGTTTAAGTCAATGTCAAGCTGACAGCTAAAAACAAAGATAAATATTAGTCTAATTTAATTTGCGATACGATGACGTATTCAAAAGATTAGTAGGTTGGTTAAATAAGAATAACCAACACTTCTGTTAAACATACTTATTGATAAATAACAGATATTTTTGGGAGATGTTCATATTTTTGGTGTGTATAAACACATTATAAATTTCATGGCTTTGACAAAATCAAATTAAGGCCATATACAAAACAAACACTAACAAAAAGGTGGTTCCTGAATTAGGACGACCAAATCCAACGAAATTATGATACAACACATCGACGAAATTTTACAATCGGAAAATAGCCGCATGGAATATCGGTAAATAAGCAATCCATAAATGAAGAAAGTGAACCCTCTAACTCGCCATACTTAATACCCGCGCGATGGACAAAACACCGGAAGTGCAAGCCGACTCAAGATCATTGAGACCGGGCGATCTTGAATTAAAACATTATAAAATCATTTAAGCAAAC